CACGCACGCACGCGCATAATACGCCGCCGTTCTAGAAATCTCTCTCCCCTGGGGTGTGCAAAAATTAGACAAAATAGACATAATTAAATGATAAAAACGACAAAAACAAAAAAATACAGCGCGATTTACAAAAAAATAAGGCAAGTTGTATTGGCTCAAAATCCAAGGTGTTTTTATTGCAAAAAAGCTATAGCAACTACTCTTGACCATGATCCACCTATTGATTCCTTCCCTGCACCTGAGTTGTGGGTTGGCAGTCTAAGACCATCTTGCGCACATTGCAACTACTCCAGGGGGGCAACCTATGGCAACAAAAAAAGAAAAGCCATCAAAAACAGTAAAAAGTGGTAGGCCTAAACATGGCAGGCATACAGTAGCCATGATTGCAGCTCTGAAAAATCGGAATGATATTGATGAGGTAAAAAAACAAATGTTGCTTGGTTTGTCTAGTGCCTGGGATCAAATTGAAGCTACCCAATTAAACACGCACACAATCCCCAGTATTTCAAGGGAGTTAAGAGAGATCTGGGATTTTTGCGGATTGCCTGAGCAAGATGACATCTTTAAGTAAGTGTCCACCTAGATGGGCTTCAGCTAGAGATCCGCTATGTGCCACAGATGGCGACAAAATGTCAATCACTGCTAATCTCTTAGGTTATGAACTTTTTGCTTGGCAGCAATATGTCTCAGATGTAGGCTTGGAAAAAAATGCCAACTCTTACAAATACCGAACAGTTGCAGCTCAAATCTCAAGGCAAAGCGGTAAAAGTAAATTAATTGAGACTAGGATTGCTTTTGAATTATTGCAACCCAAAAGACATGTTGCCTATACAGCTCAAGATCGCAACATGGCAAAAGTTAAATGGGAAGAACATCTGTTAAGTTTTACAATGTCACCAAGGTTTGCCAAGCGAATTGCAAGAGTATCTAAGATCAATGGCAATGAGAAGATTTATATGCGAAATGGTTCTACTTATGGAATTGTGACCCCAAATGATAAAGGTGCAAGAGGTCTTAGTTTGAATCTGATGGTAATTGATGAAGCTTTAACTCATCCACTTTCTTTGATTGCAAACTTACAACCTACCTTGGCCACAAAAGCCAATGGACAATTGTGGATTATGTCTAATGCTGGCAAACCTGGAGAGTCAGAGTTATTAGAACATTACAGAGAACTTGGCCATAGAGAGATTGCAGATCCTGTCAATAAATTGGCTTGGTTTGAGTGGTCGCCATTATCTGATAACTTTGATTATCTTGATGAAAGTGTTTGGTATCAAGCCATCCCATCTTTGCATGAAGAGAAAGGGGTTTTGATTGCAGCAGTTAGAGAAGCAGCAGCTACTAGTAGCCCTGAGATATTTACAAAAGAGTGGCTTAATGTATGGCCTGCCAAAGATGCAGTCCAGGTAATAAACACTGAGCTCTGGGATTCACTTGCTAGAACAGATATAACCTTGGGTAATGATGTGACCTTTGGCGTGGATATATCTAGGGAAAGAGATCGGGCAACAATAGCTATCTCAGGCCTAGTAAGAGATTACACACCTATTGAGTTGATTGAATCCAAGGAAGGCACATCTTGGGTTCTTAATAAATTGATTGAGCTTTGTAAAAAGTACAAAACCAAAGTGGTCATTGATACAGGATCACCAGCAGCTTCTTTGATTGATCAGCTACAAAAGGCTGAGGTAGGTGTTATGACAATACATCTAAGAGATTATGCAAAAGCCTGTGGCTCCTTTTATGATGCAGTTCAAGCCAAAACTATCTGCCACTTAGATGATCCCAATCTGAGATCTGCCATCATAGGATCTACAAAAAGACCACTAGGAGATTCTTGGGCTTGGAGTAGGCAAAGCACAACAAACATAACACCATTGGTGGCGGCAACACTGGCACGCTATGGGGCAATCACAAAGATCGAAGAAAAGCCAGTGGCAAGGAGTAAGATTTACTAATGAAACATCTCTCATCAGTTTTACAAATTTTAGGTGCAATTGTATTAGTCGCAGGTGTCGCTCTCTTCAATTTGATTTTAGGAGTAATATTATTGGGAATATTTTTAGTTGTCTTTGGCGTGGCTTTGGAGATTAGAGGGAAATAGTGTTAGCAAAACTGCTCAAAAGAGATATAAGACCAGGATTAGTTTATACATCTTCAGGCTATGTAGATTCACTTGGCAGAGTAGGTAGATTCTTTGAAGGCAATTGGGCTGGGGCTTATGTAGATGATAAAACAGCTCTTGGTATTCCTGCCATATATCGCGGAATATCCTTAATTGCAGATGCTGTAGGTGCGTTAGATTTTTGTGCATATCGTAATGGTAGAGAGGTGCTGCCAAAACCGCAGATCTTGGTAAGACCAAATCCAGTTGAAACCCGAATGGAAACTATATCTGCAATGGCAGCTAGTTTAATTTTGCATGGTAATTATTTAGCAGTTTTAGGTGAGCCTGGTGGTAATGGATTGCCAGATAGTATTTACCCAGTGTCAGCAGATCGTGTCCAAGTCAGTCGGGACAATGGTCGGCTTATTTACCGCATAGATGAAAAGATTTACAATAGATCAGAGATCTTGCATATTAAAAATTTTACAATGCCTGGTGATTTGGTTGGTCGCGGTATTTTAGCAATTGCAAAACAATCTTTGGGTAAAGAGATTGCAATCAGTGAATATGCTGCTAGATACTTTGATGGTGGTGTCAATCCCACAGCAGTTATTAAATCACAAAACCCCGATCTAAGTTCTGAAGAAGCTGATGCACTCAAAGCTGCTTGGATGTCAATGTACTCATCCAGGAATAGATCCCCAGTAGTCATGAACGCAAGCACAGATTTTGAAGTGTTAAGTAGTAATGCTGCTGAGTCACAATTGGTTGAAGCACAAACCGCTGGACTTACTGAAGCTGCCAATATCCTGGGATTGCCACCTTATTATCTGGGCGCACCTAACTCATCACGCACTTACTCAAATGTTGAAGAAGAAAATTTACAATTGATCAAATGGTCTATTCAACCAATTGCCGAAAGAATTGAAGCTGCCTTCTCAGATCTTTTAGTGCGCGGACAAACTGCAAAATTCAAATATGAATCTTTGTTAAAAACAGATACCCTAAGTAGATACAATGCTTATGCAGTGGCACTAGGCAATGGCTTCTTAACAGTTGATGAAGTCAGAGATAGAGAAAATCTTGATGGTATGGATTATGAGGAAGCAGAAACAGATGAGGAAGTTAATACAACTCAAGAGGTAAATGATGAGCAATGAATTAGAAAATAGACAATACACAGTAAATTTAGAATTAAGATTAAGCGGTTCTGATGGTCGGACAATTTATGGCATGGCTGTGCCTTACAATAAAGAGCAAAGAATCAGCAGCACCTTGACTGAGATATTTAGAAAAGGTGTTTTTGCAGATGTCTTACGCGCTCCACACAGAGTCAAACTTTTGCGTGGTCATGGAGAAAATAAAGTTTTAGGTCGGGCAACTTTATTGAAAGAAACTGATGAAGGTCTATACGCTGAGTTCAAAGTGTCCAAAACTAGGGAAGGTGATGAAGCTTTAGAGTTAGTTAAAGATGGCGCACTTGATCAATTAAGTATTGGCTTTATGCCGATTAAAAATCGTAAAAGACCAGATGGTGTAATGGAAAGAATTAAAGCGCATTTGGCTGAAGTATCTTTAGTGACTTTTGGAGCTTATGGTGATGCAGCCGCCATAGCAGGGGTAAGAGAAGGCCAACCTGTGCTTACCCCTAGGGCTGATGAAGCTAGGAAGATTTTGAATGCCTTACAGCATAGTAAATGATCATCCTGACTGTGAGGGCTTTGCAGTCATTAAAGATTCAAATCGTGAGGTTCTAGGCTGTCATAAAACAAAGATGCAGGCGCAAGAACAATTGACTGCATTAAATATTTCAGAGTATGGCACTAGAGCTTTACCTTCCAATTACAGACCTGCATTATCAGATGATGTGCCTGAAGGCCGCGCATGTGGTAATTGTTTTTACTATGATGAGTCAAGACAAAATGAAGAGGGTGACAAAGCCTGGTGTGCTCTCTGGGAAGATTTTGTTGATGGTGGCTATTACTGCAACAGATGGATGGCTGAAGTTGAAGAAAGAGCAGATCCACCAGCACCTAAAAAAGATCAGATCTCAGGTAGTGACAAAAATGAACCTGGTAGTGCGGCTGATAAATCAGGTGGCATCACAATAAATGCAGCTACAGAAACTGCCCTTCAAAACAAAGCAGATGAACATAATGCGGCAATGACCAAGGCTGATAGACCTAATTGGACAAGAGTTAGAGTAGGTGCGCTCAAAGCTGTTTATCGCAGGGGTGCTGGG